GTAAGTTTCTAGTTCTACTCCTGTAGCGTCTGCTAAAGCCTCTAATAAGGTCTCTAATTCTGTATTGTTTTCTATCTCTTCTAGTTCTACGTCAGATAGCTCGATTTCTTGGCTACTCATTTCAACATCCTTAACTAACTTATTAGCAAAAGTTCCTTCTATTGAGAATCCAAATACTTTGTCGTTTTTTACGTAGTTGTTCCAAACATCATTGTCGTCTACTTTCATAGATACCATCCAAGTACCTGAAGGTACATTTAAGCCGTATTTAGCAGACTTGTCAAACTTAGGGTCATCTACTAACCAAGATTCAAAGATAGTCATTCCTTCTAACGTCTCATTGTGTTCTAGAGTAGCGTTGTTTTGATTGCTATTTCTAAAAAATGCTTCAGCCGTTTTAGCTATAGTTTCTTTTGAGAAGTAAATATAGTAGTCTTCTTCTTCTCCTTTGCGAAAGATAGGCTTGTCAGGTATCAAAGCAGCACCCATTAGTATTTGCTTATCCTTACTTACTTCTGCCAACATTACAGGCTTTTCGTCTCCAAGTGCCACAAAGTCAGATTGTATAGCAGGATTCTCTACGATTGACAGGGCATTCACTCCGAAAAGTTCCTGCGTTTCGTCTATTAGCATTTCATATAATTTCATAATATCTCTTTATTTAAAAACAATATTTTAAGTATTTTATCCTATACTAGCTTCGTTCTCTGTATTGCGTGCTAGCTCTTGAGATGTAGTAATATCTTTGTCTACTACAAAGGCTCTCATTGGTCTGTTATTAACACCTTGTACTGTATCTGCGATTAAGTTAGCATCATTGGTAGTCTGACCTATTACATTAAAATTTGGTGCTTGTGTAGCTGTAGCTCCACCTCTACCCGTTCCACCTAAACCCGAAGTAGCTTTTTTCATTTCTTTCTTACTCTTAGCCATATTCTTAATCATCATTCCTGCCTGTATAGCCATTAATGCTAAAGGTATAGCGTTAAAAGGAGGCCCTAGTTTAGCCGCGTTAGCAAAACCTACACCTATAGACGCCGACTGCTCAGCTCCCTTAATAGCTGTGCTAGTTAAACCCTCTTGAGCTTGTAACTTCATACTAGTAATATAAGCCTTCATCTTCATAACCATCTCAGCTAACATTAGACCTTGCTTAATCTTCAATAAAGCCTGCCCTATTTTACTCTCTTCTCCACTTGCTTGTATAGCCAAGTCTAACCCGTCAGATATAAGTTGTCTTTTATTTTCAAAGTCTACCCTGTCTCGTTCTGCCTTGTCTAGTCTATTTTTCTCGTCTAAAACGTTTTTTTCGTTATCATAAAACTCATCAATAGCCTTAATAGCTTCTTCTTTCTCTGTCTTCTCGAATTTAAGTAACTCTAGCTCAGCTAAGTGAGCTGCTTTTCTGTCATTTAGTGCTTGCTCAGGGTCTATAGACTCTACTCCGAATTGCTTAACAAAGTCTTGTAGTTTCTTAGCCTTGGCTTGGTCGTTTAGCTTCTCTTGAGCGTCCCTTTTTTTGTCATATATAGCATTGATAGCATCTTCTACTTTGTTGCGTTCATCTGAGTCTTTCATAACCCTCTTTAACTCAGCTATGTGTCTCTCTCTCTTACGCTCTATTTTCTCTAGTTCTGTCTTGTCGTCTGTGTCCTCTTTTAGTTTTTTAAGTTTAGCTAAGAAGGCTTTTTTAGCTTCTAACGCCTTAGCTGCTGCTTTTTGGTCTTCTGTCTGCTCTCCTTCTCTAAAATCCCCCATCACAGACTTCATAACACGGGCTTCGTTTTCTGATTTTACCTTGGCTTCATTAAGTATGTAGTCTAAATTTATCTTATCTGCCGCCTTGTCTAACTCTAAGGCTCTGTCCCTAAACTTCTTTTGCTCTTCTAAAGCCGCAGTGTGTCTAGCCTTTAATTGAGTACGCTCAGCTATTAAAACTTCTTTATCTACTACGCCCCCAATAAATGGAACGTCTGCCAAAGACAATAGCGCATCTATAGCAAATGTATCAAATTGTACGCCTAGCATATCTAGCTCGGCTCCTAGACTTTTAAACCAATTAGCCCCTTTATCAAAAGCCACACCAATTAGAGCAAAATCTCGTGATAGTGTCCTAAAGCCCTTTGTTAGCCCTTGTACTGAGATTGTAAATAATTGAACTGTGCCTCTAGCTATTTTAGATAATATACCATTACCATCTTCTAGGCTTAATATAAATCCTTCCCAAGCACTACCTAGCTTGGTAACGTCTCCTGTAAGGTTGTCTAGCTGAGCTTCTGCAGCCAACTTAGCGTATCCTTCAGCATTGTTATTTAAGCTATCTGTAAGTTTGTCTAGCTCAGCTGTATTTTCAGCTAATATAGTCAAAGCTCCATAAGCTCTATCTCCAACCAATTTTTGTGCTATAGCGAGCTTTTCAGATTCGCTAGACGCATTCTTTAACTTTTCTGATACAATCTCGAGAGACTGCCTGAAGTCTTTACCTGTCGCCTTAACAAGTTCTCCTATAACCTTGCGTAAGCTAGTTCCCGCCATTGAGCCCGATACTTGGTTATCTGCTAACACACCTAGAGCTGCGGTAGCCTCCTCTATGCTGACCTTCATTATTTTAGCTACAGGTGCCACATACTTCATCGATTCTTGAAACTTACCTATATCTAGCGTACTACTAGAAAAAGACAGCGCCATTACATCTGTGATTCTAGTCGTTTCTTCTGCCAACATTCCAAAACCTCGCATTGTACCCCCTGCCACCGCAGCAGCCGTAGCTAAATCTGTTTTAGTTGCTGCCGCCAAGTTTAACGTAGCTTCAGTAGCTCCTATTATTTCATTAGTAGTAAAACCTAGTTTTGCAAACTCTGTCTGTAATTTTACAACTTGTGTGGCTGTGAAGGCTGTTGAAGCACCAAGTCTCTTAGCGTCTTTCGCTAAAGCTGCAAAAATACTATCGTCTTTGTCTGCGCCGATTATAGCCTTAAGATTACTAATTTCTTTAGAGAACTCAGCCGACTTGCTTATTACTCCACCGATTCCCGCTACTAAAGAGCCTAGAGCTACTACAAAGAAACCTACTCCCGAGCTTAATAGTGCTGCAGTCATAGCTCTAATACCACCTGTAGCTAAGTTAGCTGAGGCTCCCACTCCTTTAAGTGAGCCTGATAGTCCTTTAGCCGCTACAGTACCCTTATTTAAGTCCTTAGACGCATTACTTGTTACGCTAATGTGTACTTTTCTAGTTTCTTTAGCCATTAGTATCTATTTTTATATTTGTATTTTAAGTATCTCTTTAGTTCAAACCAATTTTCAGGGTATTTATATAGTCCTTTAGCTATATCTATATTCCTAGTCTGTCTCTCTGTTTTCTCTAGTAAGAATAGTATTAATTCAATCATTGTAAGTCTTTATTTAAAAACATAGTATTGTTATTATAGTAGTATGTTAAAGTTATGTTAAAAACTTGTGTATGTCAAATATTTTTTGTAACTTCTAACTTCGTTAGTGAGAAAGTTATTAAGCAAAAGTTTCTACTACATCTCCGCTACTACCTATAACGCTTCCTACCATATCTAAATTAATAGTACTACTAGGCAATATTAAGGCATTAGATATCTCTCCCGTAGAGGCGTCTACATAAGTAATATATACAGAATCTGTAGTACTTTCGTTCTCTATGCTTCTCGTGTCCGTAGTAAATTGCTCTAGTTTAGAGTTACCTACTAAGATTAAATCTAACTCGGTTACTCCCGACAAGTAATTAGTCTCTATAGCGTTAATATTATAGAATTTATTGCTTATTCTTAAAGTATCTGATAACTTAAGTAGTAAGAGCTTAGATTGTGGTATATGTGCCTTAAGTTTAACTTTTCTTTTGTCTTCGTCGAACATTAAAGCTGTAGTGCCTCTGTAAAAGCTGTTCCAAAGTCCGTTACCATTCATAGTAAGCCCATAGCGATACTCTGAGAGCTCTTCTCCGAAATATAGTCCTACATCACTATAAACACCTACAGGGCTATTCTGACCCCTTTGATGCACGTTAGACGGCATAGTATACACGCTACTAGAGCTAGCTGTTAAGTCACCATAAAAAGCTATTTGAGATACGCTGCCTGTCGTAGTGTCAGGTGTACATATATAAGTAAACATAGGCTTTATAGATTGCTCAGTACCTCCTGTATCGCTAAACAATGCATAACATACTCTGAAGTCTGAATTATCGTCTAAGTCATCTATAGGCTCCAAAGGTGTTCTCTGATTCTTTATATCTAGCTTATAAGTGCTACCTGATAGCTTAACTCCTGCACTACCTATTAAGTCATATTTAATCTCTCCGTAGTTTCTACCATTTACAGCTTTATATCCTTGCTCTAGAGCTAGCTGAGGCTCTTCAAAGCCCATTAATAAACTAGAGTATAGATTAGGCCTATTAACATCGTACCCGCTTACATCTACATATTCTGTAAAATCTTTTACCTCTCCTTGACTCATAAAGTAGTCATAGTGTTTAGTAGATATATTTAGGTTATCGTCTACCTCAGCTACTATATTAAACATCTTAAATATAGAGCTTAAGAATTCCATAACACTCATATCAGGTAGATTATTTTGTACACTGTAAGTTCCTATAGTACCTGTAGAAGCTGAAGCCGTTAAAACGAATAAACTCTTATAAACCCATCTCTTAAATGTTATAGTCCCCAAAGTTTCGTATTCCCTGTCATATTGTTTAAGACGCACCAATATACTAGCAGAGTTACTTACATCTGTGTCTACCTCAACTTGAAATATACGGTCAGTATAATCTCCGTATACTATAAGCTCTTCTGTGTACTCTCCCGAAGTACTAACCTCTCTAACAACGTTACTTCCTAATCTTAATTTAATAGTAACGTCTCCTGTGAAAGTACCCTTTACAGACACCTTATAAAACCTGTCTCTACCTAATAAAGCGGTCTCTTCTGAAGCGCTAAATACAAAGCCATTAGTTACAGGTGTAAAGTCATTACTAGAACTACCGCCATAAGCAAAGCCTGTAGCTATAGCTGTTAGCTCTTCTCCTGTTCTTTCTTTATCTATTTGATGCAGCCAAAGGTACAAATCTCTAATATAATCAGCTTGAAGTATCCCTGTGAAGTTAAAGCCGTATTTGTTCTCTATTTTATCTAGAATAGCCCCTACAGATAAAGCCCCTACGATATCCTGTTCTCTTATGCCGTAGTCTTCTGCTGCGGTAGAGCTTGAGTAAGCTATATTTCTAGCCCCCTCTATTCCTAAGCTCCTAGTCCCACTATCTGCTAAAAATCTCTCTTTTCTACTAGCCAAAGGGAACATTAAATCTCTCTTGGTAGTGTTTTGTATTTCAGAGATAAAGTCAAAGCTGTTGTCATTTAAGCTAGTGAAATCTAGCTCATTAATCTTGTCTTTACCAATCTGTCTAGACAGCTCAGATAGTTTACCTATAAAAGTTACTTTGTAGTGTATAGCTAAGCCACCTCTTACACGTGCCCCATCTATTCTAACATTACCTACCTTATATACGCTGTTATTCATTAATATCTTAGCAGGTATTAACTCTCTAGAGTCTACGCTGTTTTGTATATCGATGTTATAGTAGTGTTTAAATACCTTGTTATTTTGCTTACTAGCAGGTAGAGTAAAACTCCTAGAAAAATCTGTAAATAGTTTCTTAGGGTCGTTCATATCTTTAACAACAGACTTAATAGAGATGCCTTCGTCTGCAAACATATCTAAAACTTCTAAATTGTCTCCTACTACTATCTTAATTGGTACATTCATTATCTTATAGTATTAATGTAGTCTCTAGCTACCTCTATTGTAAAAGTGTATTGTATTAGTTTGTCGTTTAAGTGATTCTTTTTAGATATCTTCTTATCTATTATAGTTACAGGAATTAAGCTACTAGATACGTGAGCTATTGATGCCCATACGTACTCACTTAAAATAAGCTCTTCTAACTGCTTTACATAGTATTCGTTAATGTAATCAGTATTGATAGTAAAAGATTGCTTAGAAGCCTTTACAATCTTTCTAGATGAGTGTTCTACATTGTAAGTACTTAGTGAGCCATAATTAACTACGTTTCTTTTAAACGACTCAGAAGTAGACTCTATATTTTCAGTATGCTTAAGAGTAAAAGCAAAAGAATTTTTACCTCCGTATTTGTTAACATAATTTAACATAACAGGACGCTGTAGGCTTGCGTTATAGTACGTTGGTGGTGTATATGTTAGTGAATCTTCAGATATCGGGGTGTTGTACTTATTACAGCTGAATAAGTCGTGGTATATAGTTGTAGTAGCTCCGTTTAAATCTAAGTCTATGCTAGTTACTGTGTCGGGCATTACAAAGGTCTTAACGATGTTTTGAGAGACCCCCTGCATAACAGGCGTAAAAGTGAAGTTTACCGAGCTACCATCTGAGCTGTTTTCTGTGACTTTCCAATCCGTGTAATTAGTTGCGTTAGTCATAACTTGACATATAGAAGTCTCCCCTACAGCTCCTGCCACCCTATAGTTTCCATACATATCGACAGGTAGCATAACAAAGCTATCTGTGAAAGACGCTCCACTTACTTGAACTCCTTCGGTGTGTATTGTGTAACCTTCTGTAGCTAAATAAGTCTCTATAGTCGCAGCTGATAGCGTAAAGTCATTAACCTCAACTTCTACCCAAACCGTATTGGTAGCATAAATAGAGTCGCCTTGAGTGATATAGTCCCTTACTAGCTCAGATATCTCAAATATCGCCTTACCATCCACAGATTCCTTCTCGAGTACATAAGTGGCGTCTGTAGGTCTCTCTAATAATACAGTGCCCGTCCAAATCCTCATATTTAGTTGTACTATAGGCTCTGAGGTTGTTTTCTCTACATAAAACGGACTTCTTACGTTAATTTGTCTATATTGTGCCATTACTTTCTTATTTGTTTAGCCTTTTGAGCTTTTTTTAATTGTTTTTCTATTTTGTTAGCGAAGTTAAGCGCTATATCGTCTGCTATTGCTTTGTGGTATTCCATCCACATACTCTTATTTCGTTTCTGTAAAGGCTTAGTAAAGAAGTGAGAGGCTTTAATACCCTTCTCATATATTGACCTAGCTATAATAAAAGCTAATCTGTCAGATATACCCTTCTTTTTACACCACCTTTTAATAGGACCTACAGGTACACTCTTTTTACCATTCCTAAACTTATTAGGGCTATTCCTATTCTCTATATAGTTACTTTTAGAGCCCCTTACACCTTCGTCTATAAACTTACCATAGTTAGCCATTTCAAACGTCAGAGAAGGCATTTGAGAGCCTCCTGTGAAGCGTCCTTTAATACTCCTATTCATTTTAGCGGTTACATAGCCCTTAATAGAGCCGTGTAGCTTACCCGAGCCTTTATAAGATTGCTTCTTACCTCTGACCATTCTACCCTTAGATAGATTGCGTTTGGATTGAGATACAACGTACTTCTTATAACGCTCTAAGACCCTCCTAGCCTTAGGATATGTTGATGTATTTTTAAGGTTGAGGTCTAACAAAGGTCTAACGTGTTTTTGATTGCTATAGTCATATCTAAGCCTACTCCTGCTAACTTATCTTCGAATCTCTCGCTAAAGAACTCTAAGCTAACGTCATCCTGCTCTACTTGGAAACCATCTCTGTATAAGTCACCTCTCATAAGTTCTTGCACTGTCTTAGTAGCTGCAGCAAACATAGAATTTAATACAAAATGCTCGTTGTCATTACCATAGAATTGGTCTGCCTGCTCTTGTTTCTGCTCATCTACGATATCTAAAAATAATATGCTGAGGTCTACATAAGCTACACCTTCTCCTATTCTAGCTGAAGCCATTCCTACGTGCGCTAAAGGGAATATATTCTTTTTAAGTAAGTCTACTTCAAATAGGTCTCCAAAGGTTACCTGATTGATTAGAGCATTGCCTTGTAGCTCTTCTTTTATTGCGTCTGTTAGTTTAAAAATGTTATTCATATCTTATCTATTTCGTCTGTATTGTGCTCTTTCGATTTCTGCCTTCTCCTTTTCAAATTCTAGGAATAATAGTGCCTCTAGGTGATTTAGTTCTGTGACTGCTTTAAACTTTGTAGCATCGCCTCCGCATAAAGCGTAGAGAGAGTTAAACCATCCGTATTTTTTTGAGAACTGAGATTCTCTAGAATAGTCGTCATCTCCGCCTGCTTCTCCTGTGAATAGTCCTCCAAATCCGTTTGTAACTCTTTCACGATATTGTAAAAAAAAACAATAGCCGCCGATATGACTCCTAAGGGTGCTTGCTTCATTATATGATGCATCTCTGTGCTTGCCTCATAGCCATCTATAGTATACAACTCTCCTGCTTCTTTGACTATAGGTCTAAACATAACAGCCGCTGCCTTGTGAAAGCTCTTACTATCTGCTAAGCCCTCTTCTAGGTCTATAAACTCTCCTAGAGATATTTGCTGTAGGTCAGGTATAAAACCATATTTAACTCCCTCTAGCTCGAATCTGTTAGTAAATGGTATGTCGCTATTTAAAACTTCTATAACCTCGTTAGAGATGCTCTCAGCGTCTTTTAAGCGCATCTTAGACACTAATGATATATCTATACCGCAAAATATCTCTATAGTTTTAAACATAAAGAACTCTTTATCCTGCTCTTCTGTGTTGATTAAAGAAAACTTTTGGTATTGCTCTAGTGTAATATCGTTAATATGCGTAGGGACTTGTATTTTCATCTTGTGTCTTTATTTAAAAACATTGCACAACAAAAAAAGGCATCACAATTAAGTGACACCCTTTAAAACAAAACAAACATATTTATTATAAAATCTCTCTATCTGCTATGACCTCACAGATAGCCTGTATTAAGCCTTCATCGCTTAAGTTCTCAGACTCAGCTATAAGCTCCTCTAAGTCTCTTAAAGCGTGCATATAGCCCCTGTAGTAGTCATTGCTTGACCGCTCCTTTTTTCTATTATCTTCTAGTCTCTGTAGTATATTCATATTAGCTTATTATTAAGCTGTCTCTCCAATCGATGTTATTTCGCTTGTATTGCAGCATCTCAAATGTAGCATTTTGTATCTCTTCTTTTGTTAGGTCGTTTCTTTTAAGTAAGCTAAGGAATTTAGCTCTAATTTGTTTATCTGTCATAGTTTAGGTTTTTAAGGGGGCGTTAACCCCCGTTAGTTATTATTTTGCTATTGTGTATTGACCTTTAGCCTCTCCTGCTAAAACATCCTCTACAGTTTCCCAAGTCATATCTATTACATTTAAGAAGTTAGCCTTAGCTACGTTTAATATAAAGAATATTTTTTCTCCTGATTTCTTACCGTTTACTGTGATTGTTAATGTTTTCATAATGTTTAGTTTTAGTGTTTGTTATTATTTACACTACAAATATACAATACATTAAAGGTTACTACCAAACTTTTTTGCAATTATTTTCAAAGTTTTTTTAAATTAATTTATAACTACCTAATAACTAGGCTACTAACTACTAAACTTTTTTTACTTTTCTTTTACGATATCTTTGGTCTAGTATCCTTTTAGCTCTCTGAAGGTGTTTATTGTTAAACCAAGTGAAGTGTAATAGGATATGTTCTAGCTCCATAGTGGTGCATTTGTTGAGGTCTTTATCTGTCATTATATAGCGTTATCGATTTGCTCTATTATATGCCTAAGCTCTGAGCGTTCGAACTCTCCTAGGAACTCTCCTTTTAGGCTTATTACAAAATAGTCTTTTTTAGTTTCCATTATTGTCAGTGTACTGTTTAAATCTTTCATAGTTGTTTAGTTTTAAAGTTAGCTTTATTTCTTCCGTTATACCCTAGTATATCGTGAAACTTACGCTCCATATCTAGGGCCTCTCTTTTGGTTTTAAAGGTGTAAATTACCTCACAGCTATCTACATCCTTACCTCTAGACCTGTGCTCTCTTAACCTACGGCTATAGTTGTTTGTGATACCTACGTAGTGGCTTATAGGTAGGTAATATAATGTGTAAAACCCATCATTAAATGAGGACTTGTTAGCCTCCCTGTAGGCTCTACTATATTCGTTTAACCTCTCTTTATTTTCTAGCCTGTACTTTTTTCTTTTAAGAGATATACTCTCTTTATTTGCTTTTTGGTAAGCCCTGTTATACTCTTTTACCTCTTCTTTAGTCATAGTTATTTAATTGTTCGTTTGTTATAATAGTGTAAGTATATCTCACATACTTTATCCGATATTTCGTGCTGCTTGTAAACTTCTTTTCCTAAATGCTTAGCGTTGCCTATCTCAATGACTAACTTAACATAGCTGAGGTTATTGGTCTTCTTACCTACCTTGTGGGTATAGTTCTCTTTTGTCGTTACAGGGTATACTCTAAGATGTTTACCTTTAAGAGCCCAAGAAATTGCTTCTAGACACTCCATTACTTCTGAGACAATCTAGTAGCCTCTAAGCGACCGTTTCTGTAATGCTTTACTAGTAGCTGTGTATCTAGTTTAACGACCTTATATGGTCTTATAGATAGCTTAATGAGTAGTTTGTTAAATATATTCATTTTTCTTTAGTTTAAGGGTTAGTAATTTGTTCTCTAGTGTCAATCTCTCTACCTCTTCTCTTAAGGCTAATATAGCCATTTCTTGATAGTCTAATAGTAGTTCTGTTTTAGTATCCATAGTTTTTATATATTAGATAGTGTTTTATTAAATCTCTTTATACAAGCTAAAGATAATACGTTCATAACATCTCTTAGCTCGTTTGACCAATTACTTTCTAACTCATCTCTCAGGTTAGTGATTTCTTGAAGTGTCATTGTCATAACTTCGTTTCTTAATTGTGTAGCTGTTCTCATAATTTTTATATTTAGTTGTTTTGTTTGATACAAAGATACGCATAACTTAAAGTATCTACCAAACTTTTCAGCAACTTTTTTTAAAAAAAATGTAAATTAATTTGTAACTAGCTGAAGTGTAGCTAATTAGTTAAGAAAATATTTTCCACTATTTGGGTTGCTTAAGTGGTAACTGATAAAATAACGACACCCATCCAATAAATGGTTAAAATCGTCAACTGCGACATCTTTACCATCCTTCCAAGTATAGTTATTAAGCTCTGTAATTAAGTTTCTAGAGCCTTTATGTATATATAACTTGTACTCCTGCATAAGAGCAATACCTAGATTGATAGAGCCCTGTCCTTTAATACTAGGCTTTATGTTTAGACCATAGTTGGCTTTAAGCTCGTGTAGTAACCTTGGCTCAGCACTATCTCCTATAGTAAGAATATCTTTACCTTGCTTTAATAACCTAGCAGCTATGTCTGAAGTAGTTAATCCTTGAGCGTATATAATCTCTTTGATATATATCTCTTTAGATTTCTTATTGATACTAATTAGACAAGCTCCTGTAGGGTCGTTACTAAAACCAAAGTCCATACCTATACCGTAGTAGTCTCCGTTAGGGTTGAAG